CACTAGACTTACAGCCTAGAAAAGCAGTTGGAGTAGGCTTACCCTTCTCCTCGAATTCTGTATTTAACTCCACATACACAACCCAAGATGCTTTAAAATCAAATTTAGTTAATCACTTCCTGACAGAGAAAGGAGAGAGGTACTTAAATCCAAATTTAGGAGCAGGATTAAGAAGATTGCTTTTTGATCAAATAACAGTAGATAAAGAAGGCGAAATAGAAGCAGTAGTGAGGACCGAGATTTCAACTTATTTTCCAAACTTACAGGTAAACAATGTTAGAGTTGCAAGTTCCGCTGACACAAATACAGTAACAGTTTATATAAAATACAGTGTTACTCAAACAAATATACAAGATGAATTGTTAATTAATTTTGAACAATAATGGCTCAAGATAGAGATATAAAATATGTAAATAAAGACTTTGGAGATTTTAGAAATCAACTAATAGAGTACGCTAAGAATTACTTTCCGGACTCCTATAATGATTTCTCACCATCATCACCAGGTATGATGTTTATTGAGATGGCTGCTTATGTGGGAGATGTTTTATCTTTCTACCAAGACACTCAACTTCAAGAGACCTACATCCAACATGCCAAGAACCCAGCTAATTTATACAACTTAGCCTACATGATGGGATACCGTCCTAAAATAACATCACCCTCAGAGGTTGATATAGAAGTATCTCAAGTAGTAGGTGCAATCGGAGGAAACCCTAACTGGGACCAAGCCCTGTACATACCAGCATATACAAGGATAAAATCAACAATAGCAGATCAAGTAAATTTCTTTATAGACAAACATATTGATTTTAAATTTTCAAGTTCTTATGACGATACTGAAGTAACTGTAGAATCCTTATCTGGACCTAATCCTAATGAATTTAGGTTAACTAAAACAGCTAAAGCATTATCGGGAGAAGTAAAAACTATTACAGAGGTGGTTACTTCTGTAGAAAAATTTAAAACAATCACTATAGATGATACTAATATTATAGGTATACAGTCTGTAGTGGATAGTAGTAATAATATTTGGTACGAAGTTCCGTTCTTAGGACAGGATACTATTTTTGTAGACAATACAAATAACGCACCTGACAAACAATCAGTACCATTCAGTCTAGCCCTTCAAAGAGTACCTAGGAGATTTGTAACAAGATTTTTAGCAAACGGTCAATTACAGATACAGTTTGGAGCAGGAATTAACGGACAAGATGACTCAGTAATTACACCAGACCCAACTAATGTAGGATTTGGTTCAAATCAAGGAGTTTCGAGAATTGATTATGCATACGATCCTTCTAACTTCTTATCTACAAGATCGTATGGACTTGCACCTTCAAATACTACATTAACAATTAAATACCTAGTAGGGGGAGGAGTAGCAGCAAATGCTCCTGCAAACACTATAAACACCTTAGTAGGATATAGCGGAACACCAACAGCAGTAGATACTACTAAACTTAGCACAGTAACATTTAATAACCCATTGCAGGCAGCTGGTGGAAGAGATGGTGATACAGTAGATGAGTTAAGAGAGAATTCATTAAGAGCTTTTAATGAACAAGGAAGAGCAGTAACATTACAGGATTATACAGTAAGAGCTTTATCAATGGATTCTAGGTATGGATCAATTGCAAAAGTATATATAACTCAAGATCAGTTAACAAACCCAAATAGTGCTACAGATAGTATAGTAGATAGTAATCCCCTATCACTATCTCTGTATACCTTAGCTTATGACAATAATAAGAACCTAGTACCAGCAACAAGTACCTTAAAGAGTAACTTAAAAACATACCTTTCAGAATATATGATTTTAACAGATGCTCTTAATATAAAAGATGCTTTTGTAGTAAACATAGGTGTTAACTTTGATATAATAATAAAACCTAATTTTTCAGGAAGAGACGTACTACTTGCTTGTACAAATAGGTTAAAAGATTACTTTAACATTACTAAATGGAATATTAACCAACCTATAAACCTTTCAAGTGTATATACATTATTAGATCAAGAAAAGGGTATACAGACAGTTCAAAAAGTAGAAATAGTAAATAACGTAGGAGGAGTATATTCACAATATGCATATGACATAAAAGGAGCAACTAGAGATAGCATAGTATACCCTTCTTACGATCCTTGTATATTTGAAATAAAATACCCGGATCTAGATATTAAAGGAAGAATAACAACACTATAACATGGCAGTATACAGAATATTTCCCGAAAAAGATGCATTTATATCAACAGAAGTTCCAACAGGTAATGCTGGAAAGGATGAGATAATTGAAATAGGAGGTTACTCAGATATCACTGGTACAGGAGAAACTAACCGTTTACTAGTTCAATATAGAACCTCTGAGATTCAAGATGTAGTTGCTAATAAAGTAGGAGCAGTAGGATACAGTGCTAGCATAAACCTATACCTAGCAGACGCCTATGAAATACCAGTTGACTACACCCTTTACGCATATCCAGTATATGGAGCATGGGATAGTGGTGTAGGAAAGTTTGGAGATATACCAGTTAATACCACAGGAGTTTCTTGGCAATATAAATTAGCAGGAGAAGCAGGAGCTTGGACAACTACAGGATTTGCAGCGAATACAACAGGTTCATATAAGTCAGGATCAATAGCAGGAGGGGGAAATTGGTATACAGGATCAAATGGAGTAAATTTAGAATTTACTCAATCACATGGTTTAAATACTACAAACGATGTAAATATAAACGTAACTAGAGCTATTCAACTATTTAATAATAATACACTAGCTAACAACGGGTTTATATTAAAACTACCTAATAATTTAGAATATAATACAACATCCTCTATTCGATTAAAATACTATGGCGTAGATACAAATACAATATATCCACCTTTCTTAGAATTCAAATGGGATGACAGTACGTATAGCACAGGATCACTATCAGTTCTTTCAAATAGTATTTCAATTATTAACCTAACTAATAATAAAGGTAAGTACGTTGACAATGGAAAACAGAGATTTCGAGTATCTGCAAGACCTAAATACCCAGTTAGATCATTCACAACATCATCAGCATTCTTAACAAACTACGCTTTACCTTCGGCGTCATATTGGGGACTAAGAGATGAAAATACAGAAGAGATGGTTGTAGATTTTGATACACAATTTACAAAAATAAGTTGCGATTCAAACGGAGCCTTCTTTGATGTATACATGGATGGGTTGCAACCAGAGAGATATTATCGTATATTAGTTAAGACCACTTTAGACGGAAGCACTACAGTAGTAGATAACCAAAATATATTTAAAGTAGTAAGAAATGGCTAATGATATTAATTTACAAAAAACTGTCTTTAGTTCTACAGAATTTAATAAAGTAATTGACAGTACGTTTAAAACTTTTACTCAACCAGTACCGGCTGAAGATACCGATACTCCGGAAGAATTATTTAGGTTATATGAAAAACTATACTACGTTATAGATATAACAGGAGAGACAAACTCACATGAATATTTAGTAAAAAAGAGTTCTGAATTATTAAATTTTGATACAGTAACAGAAGACATACAGCCGTTGTTAGATGAAATAGCTCAATTAAGAAAAGAAAATCTCGCAATAAGCCAAGAACTACTTACATTGCAAACAAAGACAGCATAGATGGCAGATATAATATATACAGCTTACCAAGACTCACCACAAGACATAGAAGGCTTTGAGCAACTCTCTCAGGGGGATAGGGCTTTGGTAAATTCTTTTCAGGTTAATAGTATATTTGACCCAGCAAAACATTATTCTGAAATACACATACTATCCCTAGCAGATGAACTACTAGAGAGTAGCTATACTTATAGTTCGTATAAATTATTAGGAAATGCACAATCTGCAGGACAGACAGGAGCATCTGTAATAACTATAGATCCTATTCAAGATAGTAAGACGTATGGCTATGAAAATGGAGGAGTAAAGCTACTTTATCATTTCTTAGATGATTTATATACAGAAGATACTACTAAGGTGGAATTTTTTATACAAGATATATCCGCTGATAGGACTGAAATAAGCCTAGCCACCCTAACACTTACACCAGAAGATCTCGCAACAATAACTTCTAAAATTAAAAGCAACCTACAAAGCCAATCATACTTTACAGGATTTAGGTTAAATTTTAAGAATAACGATTTATTTATTGCAACAAATATAGATACTTTAGATACAAGTGCCGGAAGGGTAGTTGTAGTTAAATTATATGAACCACTACCTACTGCCTATACTTTAAAAGATACGCTAAACATAGTAGACGTAGTATCTGATTCTGTAGCATATGAAATAGAAACAGAGATAGTACAGCCACCTATAGTTGCACCGACTTTAAAATCTCCTAACTTTAATATCGATGTAATAGATTACAGCGTAGTACCAACAGAATACTACAGCTACGACGACCTATTTAGCTATCCAATTAATAATGCAAATAGCGAAATATTTTCTACAGTTAAGGAAAAGGGTATTGCTATTAATGTAGATTACACAGATTTTAGCGACTTTATACACTTCTCATCAGCACAGGAAAGACTGTTAAATTTTAAATATAAACTAGATTTAATAAATAATTACTCAGGCAGTATATCCACAATCGCAGCAGCAACAACCGGAGCAACAGGAGTATCTGGCAGTAGGACCTATTATGAAAACTTAATAACTGGAGTTGTGAATAATTTTGATCACTACGAGAGGTTTTTATATTATGAATCAGGAAGTAGTTCTTGGCCAAAAACCAACACAACCAAGCCTTATATAAATAAAACAAGCACTACTCCAGAGGCAATAACTTGGTATTCAAATGAAATTACAAATGCAGTTGAATATGATTTAACAAATTATAATTCACTAACATATAGTATTCCTACATTTCTAAGAGACGATGCAAATAATGAAAATTATTTGACATTCATATATATGGTTGGTCAGCATTTCGATAACTTATGGTTATACGCCAAAGCAGTAACTGATAAGTATGATGCTGATAATAGGCTTGATTTTGGTATTTCAAAAGACTTAGTAGGAGAAGCTTTAAGAAATTTTGGGGTAAAATTGTATACATCTAATAGATCAACAGAAGAT